GCTCTTCCGATCTGGGGAAACTGAAACTGCCCATACAGGTTCAGACTGCTGATCATTCGCGCCAACTGCTTGGGGTCTTTGTACTTTGCGCACTCCGCATCAAACTTCGACAGTGCTGATTGGGTAGCCGTAAATCTAGCCTGTGCTGATTGCAGTGAAGGCAGAAGACTGTACAGTGCGCCTTGTGTTCCCGAACCATTTATACTTGTTATGAGTCCAGCAACTCTGCCAGAATTTGAACCCAAGACTTTTCCTGCTGCTGCAATAGCAGTCTCGTTGGGTTTTGTCAACAGGTTTTGGAAATCGTTCAGTCCAAAGGTAAGAATGCTCTTTTCGCCGTCTGTTAGTTTTTGCTTGCACGGACACGTCATGGTTTACCCCACAAATAGAGTTGAAGAAGTGCTGGGTGTGTGACCGCAACTGGCTTGACTGGCACCAGTACACACAGGAATACCGCCTATTACAAAACTAGGATTGCCTTGAATCATAACTGCACTGTCGTGTTCGTTGTTGCCGTGGTCTTCCACGGGGTTGCCTTCTACAGACACAGGGAACCCGTCAAGAAACACTGTCGCGTTTCCGACCAAGATCAGCCCACCCGCCACGTCAATATTTGCTCGACAGACTCCGAATCCTGCCATTAGTAAGACCCTCCATTGATGATGTCGTTGGGAGAAGGGTCAACAGTTAGAGACATGAGTGTGAAACCAGACCCCAAGTCTTCAGGAATATACCCGCTTGTGGTTTCAGTGTCGCACACATAGAACTTCGTGTCGCGCTTCACAACGTCTCCGTAATGATACACCACATACTCCGAAGAGCCTTCGGCGTATTTTCGATGCAGTCCTCTGTAAACCATTCCGCCTGTCATGGGTTACCTCAGATCCACTCGCTTGGGTTTAACAACAGGCTCGCCTGAATTTACTTCAATACGCTTGCCCTGCTGCATCACCATGACCGCAGAGTCTGTCATAAACGAGATGGTACGTCCAGAGAAGCCAATGTCTCCGTCTGTATAGAACTCCATTGTCTTTGCGGAAGCCTTGAACTCGCCTTCAACTTGTAAGTTCACATTGGCGTTTGCAAGAATGTCTGCATTCCCATTAACTTGCAGATTCACTGCGCCCGACACTGTGATATTCATTCCACCCGCAATCACCAAGTCCACGCCCTGACTGCCCGCAATGTAGATTTTCTTGTTACCGTGTACAATCTCGTAGTCGTCTCCCACAATTCGTTGCACACGAGTTCCGTCTGGGTTGTCTTGCCAACCGTTGCCCACTTCGGTAAATGTGCCTGATTGGTGGTAATCGTGAAGACGTTCTGCTCCTGGAGTGTCGTCCACTTCACGAACGTGACCGCTCTGACTGAAACTCACGTGATTTCGGGGGTACTGTGCTGCATACGGAGTCACTGGTTCAGACCAAGTACTCTTTGCCTTCATGTCAGGATTGTTCTGTATGTTCTGCTTCACAGTGGAAGCCTTTACTCCAACCACTGTCTGATGTATTTGTGTGGGGTCGGTGTTCCTTGCCAAGCGGTTGGTGTCCGCTTCTCCTACCACCGAAACACCTATCGGATACCGCTTTGCCTGAACACCATCAGAAGTAGCAGGATACAAACCAGTAGGATCGTTGAATCCCTCGTTGGTAACTGCTTGTGTTTGTGGTATGCCTCCAAAACTACCGATCATAACCGGATCCTGTGCCTCTTCTCCGTCTCTAAAAAATCCAAACACATGGGATCCCACAACCAGTCCTGTTGGAGACTGACCTATTCCCGACACTGCCGCGGATGTAATTGGTTGCATGGGGAACGCCCACGGTAAATCGACAGTAGGCAACTCCACCTTGTCTTTCAGGTGAAAACCAAATATACGAACGCGGCAGCGTCCGAGGAACAACGGATCAGCCGTGTCCTCTACCACGCCGTGCCACCACACGAAGCCTTCTTTGCCTAGAAATCCTTTCATTACACCCCCATACAGGTCTTGGTCAACTCGTATTTACACATATACGACTTGTTGAATTCGTGCTTTACTGATGTAATCATGTACTCGCCACCAAGATTTTTGTCTGACACGCTAGGGTCCAAGAAACTGTCAGATTGCACCCGTGAAATATCAAGGGTCACCACGTCTCCTACCCTCCGACGAGAATCACCAAACACCATCACTGCCACTTTGTGCGACAACACAGATCCAACGTGGTGCTTGTGCTTGAGGAAAATAGACTCGTTTTGAAAGTTGTCCGCAATAGGATACAGATCGCGGTATACCGTAAACGGCGTTGACGGCAAGTAGTAGAACGCTGCACCAGTATCAAGAACTCCGTTTGCGTCTCCGCGTTCGGCTTTGAACAAAGGCTCTGTTCCAGTCTTGGGCTTGTCAGAGAACACATCAGCCTCAAAAAACTGACTGTACCTCTGCTCCTTACGCACAATGTCGTGTACCAAAAGACGTGAAGAAATTGTTCCCGTTTGAATGTTTGATGCTTTGTCGAATCGTCCCAAGTCATCCAGTTTCAACACCTTGTGGTATCGGGGAGGAAGACTTGTTGGGAATTGAATTCGGTCTACTTGGTCTTCAGCCAGTCCCATGTTTGGTGGCATATACACGTACCGCTGACTTGAGGCTTTTCCGTCCTCAATTATTTTGCTCAGGCTTTTATAGCAGTACCCGTCCAATGTTTCGTAAAAAAAGTACGGAGTGTACGCGTTTCCCTTTTCAGAATACGCTTTGCCTGCCAACCAACTGATTGCTTTGAACGGCGTATACGAACCCGACAGCACGAACGAGTAGTTCTCTGTGCTTGGCTCTATAAACAGACGATCCTTCCACACGCTCTCGGGAAAGTGTTTTTCAAATATGGTCTGAACCATGTTTGATGTGGTGCCCTTCACAGAGTATCCACAGAATTGTGAGTAGTTGAGAAACCCTCCTGTACTCATCAAGTGGAGCGTATACGACTGCGACTTTGCATTGTCGCCCAGTTTATGTCCGTCCAGTTTGTACACACGGAACACTAGTTCCACGGGTTTGATGGCATCCAAGTCAGGTTTGAACTTGATGCGAACTGTTTCTTGACCCGTGATGGGCAACCGCTCAGGAAAATTGAACGAGTCAACTACATACAGTTTAGCCGTGAGATACGGAGAGAAAAAGTCTTCGTATATCTCAAAGTTGGTGATGAGTCCTCGAAGATCAACAGTTTTGCCTGTGACTTCAGAACGAATCTCCATCACCTCAAGGGTGTAGTCCCCTGCCTTTAAAAGCCCTGATCCATTCTCTAGTGGACTAGACATATCAGGTTCCTAGAAGAGCCTCTAGTTCTTGTACTGCTTGACGACGGTATCGTGGGTGCAGTATTTTGATGGTGCGCTTGGACTCGTTTTCCTCTATCTCATGCACGGTATTAGAAACACTGTATTGGATAACAGCAGAACCGCTTATACCCATGTACTTGCCGATGTAAGTTTCCCACAAATCAACAGTTCCGTTTGAACTAATGTTGTAGTCGTAACCCGAAGAATTCACTATGGGATACAGGTTTTCTTTGCTGCTAATGTATCCGCCCATGAAATTGTAACTGGATGTCTGTTGCGACAGGGGATCCACCGTGACTTTTTCTACGGCTCCGCAACTACCAACAGGTCGATCCACTCTGAAATGGTGAACTCCCAAATCGTTTCGCTCTACTTTGTGAACATACACATCGTAGAGATCACCACTACTTCCTCTGATGGTTGCGTTTCCCGACGATACAGATCCTCCAACCACAACTCGGCAGAATTCAGGATGGTATTCCGTGACTGCTTGGGTGATCGAACCCTGTATAAGACTGCTGCCTTCACCGACTTTGGTGTTGTAAAACCAACCAGCGGTGGACGAAACAGTTCGGTTTGTAAAGTAAACAGAGTAGCCCCCGTACTTACGATTGATGTAGTCCTGAAGAATATCACCAGACTTGCACCATCCGTGATACGGATCCACGATGTTGTTTGTCAGCATCACCAACCAATGGTATCCAACGTCTCCGTAGACACGCTCTGCAATGTTTTCTGGTCGCTCACCGTCCTTGATATCGTACTCGTAAAACACAGAACGACCAGCCTTGAGTTCTTCCGACAGACCGACTCGACGCAACAAGTTCCGCACAAACACGGTTTTGAACTCGTCGCCATTGGGAAGAGTATACTCCACATAAGGAAACTTGGAGAAGTACACTGGTTAGAATCCTTTCTCTATGATCTCTCGCGTCTGTGTTGTGATTTCACTCATTTGAATCGTGAGAGTCACAGCAGTTGGAGAGTCGTTCTTGAAAGACGAATACACCGAGTTTGCCGTAAAGTCCGCAGATATAGAAGTGATTGCGCACCGAGCAATCTTTGGGATATACGGATTCTCTTGGAAATTGCTCTCCCCGTTTCTTGTGTTGTACGACATGAACTTCACAGCGAATTCAGCAGGAACCCGCAGGTTCACTTGGGTGTTGGACGGTTCGTTTCCAATCACTTCCTCTGTCTTTGCAGGAGACGCGTGATAACGGAATGTGTACACCAACTCACGAATTGCCTTTACTTCGTCTTCGTTCCGAGGATACAGTTCCCACGAAAAGGTGAATGTACGCATATCCTTTTGCTTGAACAGTTTTTCCAAGCGAGGATTCACTATCAAACCACGACCAAGAGCAATTGCCGTTCCCAATCCGCCAGCCTGAATGTTCTGTGCGCCCGCTTCCAGTCCCTGCGACGCTGCGTCTAGGGCACTACCAAATCCTTGTGATGCATCAAGCAGACCACGAATTACACCCGTACCGCTGGTGTCTTCGTATACGAACGAGTCTTCGTTGTTTATCTTCGTACAGAACGGAAGATAGATTGAAACCATTTGGTCGTAAACCGGCTCATTTTGCGCTACTTTTACGGTGGCAAGAGCAGCAGCAGAAGTTGCCGCTCCTGCCAAAGCAGCAATCCCTCCAGTTTTCAACGCTGCTTTACCACCGCCGCCAGTCAACCAACTTGCGCCGCCAGCGACAAGACCACTAGCAATACCTGATGTAACTGCCGATTCTCCTATAGACGCGTTTTGTATGGCATTGTTTATTCGGTCTTGTGCTTGAAGTGTTTCATCGGTGTCGCTAGTTACCTTACCAATTCGGTTCAATTCTTCCAATTGGGTCTGTTCGCTTTTGATGCGCTCTTCCAATTGCTGCCGAGCAACTTTGGTGTCTGTTGATAACTGCTCATACGGAACGTCGGGACCACCAAGTGCTGCCCGTGAAGCAATGCTAGCAGGAACCTCACCTGCATCCAATCGTTCACGCAGAGACTCTAGTTTGCTGATTTCTTCTTCACGGTCTTTGACTGCTGCATTCCTTTCGTCCTGCAAGTCTTTCCGTTCCCATCTCCAATATATTTTGAACTGCATGACATGAGGGTACTGACCACTACTCACGTCCAGTGGAAACTTGATTATCTTTGGATTAGAATACGAACCCTTCAGTCCACTGTTTGATCCCTCTAAAGCAGAAACCACCGGATCCCCGTTGCCCGTTTCTGGATTGGAACCCAATGAGATTTCATCAGGAACACGGTTGCTTGACGAAACCGCAGTGGGTTTGGGTGATGTTTGTATCTCGTTTGGAGGGGTAGTTGCCATTTTTGGTTCCTGAATACATAAGTATCTATATGGCGTATCGCGGTATTTTCAAACCCACCAATCCCTCCAAGTACATGGGCAACCCCATGAAGATTTGCTATCGGAGTATGTGGGAACGCAAGTTTATGAAGTACTGCGACTCCACCGAAAGTGTGATTCGTTGGGGATCAGAGGAGGTGGTGATCCCGTACTGGAGTCCAGTAGACAAGCAACGCCACCGCTACTTCGTTGACTTCATCATGGAGGTACGCACACCCGACGGTGTGAGAACGCTTCTTGTGGAAATCAAACCAAAGAAGCAGTGCTGCGAACCAAAGAAGCGGAGCAAGGTTACTAGGGGCTACATCACCGAGGTAAAGACGTGGTTGGTGAACAAGGCTAAATGGGAAGCCGCATCGGAAGCAGCGAAAACCAAAGGCTGGGAGTTCAAGATTCTCACCGAAGACGATCTGTTCAAGAAATCCAAATGAACGAAGAACTAGAAGAAATCTTGAACGACACCACAAGCGAAATGGGAGGGACGGACTCCGCGTACGCCGCTCTGCTACGGCTGTTTCAAAAGAACAGAATGCTACTAGTTCCACCAAGACTGCTACCAGGACAGGTGGTGTTCTTTACCTACAAACCCGTGAGTGAAGCGTTCCTCAATCGCAGAGGTCACTACGACAAGTATCCGCTAGTGGTTGTCACAAAAGTACACAAGCGTGGGTTTGAGGGGGTGAACTTGCACTACCTGTCTCCCAAATGGAGATCCCAACTGTTTGAAGTGATGATGAAACAAATACCGCTGCTTCCGCCCGAAGAAGCAGAAGACTGGAGATCACGGTTCCTGATCAAAGAGAACACCCTGCCGTCATCGGCTCGGTTCAGACTGTACAAGCCGTGCTTTCGCAGATATCTAAACGAAGGCGTAAAGCGGAAACCAGTAGTGATTCCCTTTGACTTTTGGAGTGACTTGGTGCAAGCAAATCTTGCAGCCTTCAAAACAACTGGAACTTCTGCCAGAAGAGTACAACCGCAAACAGTGTACACCAAGACATACAAACGATTCATAGGGGGAGACTAACATGGCACTAATACCAGCAAACATAAGCGGAATGATGGACTCCATCATAAGAAACGGTGTCGCACACGGCAACCGATACGAGGTAGTAATACTTCCACCCCGAGAACTGCAAGTGCAAACAGACTTTCTGAACCAGTTGACTGTGCGATGCAGTTCTGTGTCTCTGCCTAGCAAAACACTGCAAACACAGTCCAATCGCCTTTACGGTCCAGCACGAAACTTTCCTTTTGAAATTGCATACGCAGGGGAAATGAACATGACCTACGTCATGTCTGCTGATATGCGGGAACGAAAATTCTTTGAAGCGTGGCTAGACTTCATATGCAATCCTGAAGACTTCAAAATGGAGTTCTACGACAACTACGTTACGGAAATTCAAATCTACACTTTGGGCAGAGACGACAGCATTACCCAGTTGTGCATTTTGGAAGAAGCGTACCCCAAAGCGGTCGGAGAGATTCAGTTGGGGTACGACAAAGACGGCGATCTCATGCAGCAAGAAGTCACCTTCCACTTTAGAAAATTCCGCTCCGCGTACTCGGAATACAATTCAACACCAAGAATTTCACCAACCATATCTCCGTGATCTAAATACTTGAAGCACAATTCACTGTGAGGATACCATGAACAAACTGACCGTTGCCGCATTACCTGAATACACCATGACCCTGCCTGTGTCAGGCATGATCGTAAAATACCGCCCGTTTGTCGTAAAGGAGGAAAAGGTTCTCCTTATGGCACTACAATCAGGCAATCAAAATCAAATAAACGACTCCATCCGCAACGTAGTGTCTGCGTGCACCAAAGGTATACTGGACACAAAGAAGATTTGCACCGCAGACACGGAGTACGCGTTCCTACAAATCCGATGCAAGTCCGTGGGCGAGGAAGTAAAGCCACAAGTGGTCTGCGGCAAATGCAATCAGAGCGCGTCATACAAACTTCGATTAGACGACATCACGGTTTCACAGACCGAAAAAGACCCAGTTCCTCCTGAAATTGCCCTGAACGAAAACCTGACCGTGATCATGCGAATGCCGTCCATGCACGATTTGGACTACAACTTGTCTGAAGTCGAGATGGTGATTGAAATGAGCAAGCGGTGCATAGATTCGTTCGTGATTGGCGAAGAGGTTGTACAGGCAAAGGATTTACAGACCAAAGAGATTTCTGACTTTGTTGAGAACCTGCTGCCCGAGCAGTTTGAAAAAATAGTCCAGTACTTCAAGACCATTCCTGAACTGCGGTATTCGTTCAAGTTTACGTGCCCACAGTGCGGGGAATCCAACCAAATTGAACTGAAGAGCGTCACCGATTTTTTTCAGTAGCCCTGTGTCATAACACACTCGGGGCGTACTACCAACTAAACTTCGACCTGATGCAGCACCACAACTACTCATTGGATGAGGTAGAAAATCTCATTCCTTGGGAGCGAGAAGTCTACATAACCTTGCTGCTTAACTATTTGAAAGCAGAGAAGGAACGGGCAAACAAACGAAAGCCGTTGTGACCCATTTGCCATGACACAAGGACCACTGCATGGCTAGAGACACCTACAATTACCAAATACTCATTGCTGAAGCGCAGGAAGACTTCAATCTTGCTGACTACGCTTTTCAAAAAGCAACTATGGGTAGGCGGGCAGACGGTACTTTCCTCCCTAAAAAGGGCAGAGACAAGTTTATAGCAGCAAGAAAAGCGGATTTGGAACGGGCAGAAAAGCGTCTTCTAAAGATCATAAAGGATGAAGAAGACCATAAAGCGTCTCTGTATCTGAAAGCAGAACGCGAAAGAATAAAACAAGAAGAAGCCGCCAAGCGTCAAGCCCAAAGAGAGGCAGATCGTGTTAACCGCAAGCGGGAAAGAGAAGCCGAAGTGCTTCAGCGCAAGCAGGAGAGAGAAGAAGCCAAATCGTCACAGCCCATATCCGAGACTTACCAAGAATCCACTGATGGTCCAATGGATAAATCAGAAATTCTTGAGAGCATCAAGGCTCGCCGCAAAGAACTGGGTGCAGACACTACGCTAGAAGAGCAAGTTCTAGGCAAGGATCAAACTCCTGGCATCCGAGACATTGCTCAAAACTTCATCTCTCAAAACAGAGAACTGTTTGATCCAAACAAGATGAGCGGACTTGCTGCTCAAGAACTACTGGAGCAAGCAGTAAATCTATCAGAAGACGCACTGGAAGCACGAACGGCAAAAGAGTCGTCATTCTATTTGGTTCGCCTGAAAAGCATCCTCACCATTGCAAAGAAAACAAAGGGAGGCGATGCAGTTGCCGCGCAGATACAGTCTCTTATTGATCCAATAGCAGAGACACTAAAGAAGCAGTCTTCGTTTGGAGCAAGAATACGGGAAAGCGCACAAGACTACGCTCGATCCATACCTGAAAGACTCCTAGCAAACATCCCTGTGGTTGGAGGAATTCTTTCGGAAATGGCACGAGAGCGCAGAGAAGCCACTGATACTGAGGGTGAGTTTCTTGGAAGAGCGTCCAAGCGTATCTCTCGTCGTGGTTCAAAAAGTAGAGCAGGGTACTTGGACTTTGATGGCGGTGGGTTCTCATCTGCAACCCGTGCAATGCGACGATCACCACAAGCCGAACTCAACGCACCAATGCTGCGAGCGTCTGCTCCCAGTGCTGATGCAGGCGAACTGTCTGCTCCTGAATACGGAGCGCAAGCAGACTCACCAACAGCAGCACTGAACAGCCTAGCACAAGCAGTAGGTAAAAAGGGTACAGACGATCCCGATACAGTTTTGGGTACTCTGATTGCCATTGGTAAAAAGATTGGTGTAATTTCAGGTTCCGGTGGCGGTGGAATGATGGACACCATAACAGATGTGGCAAGTGCAGCAACCGGAGGAGGATTAGGAAGTATTGGCAGACTAGGAAGAGGATTGAAGAGTATTGGTAGTCGTGCTTTGGGTGCAGCAGGAAGACTTGGTGGAGGATTAATGACTCGCATAGGAATGCGGGGAGCCGCAGCCGGTGCTGGTGCAGCAGGAGGAGGCGTGTTCTCTTCCATCGGTAAAGGCTTGTCTTCTGCGTGGTCCTCCGTGTCCAACACTGCCGCCCGTCTTAACCCATTGAAACTACTAGGGGACAGCGTGCGTAGCGCGGCACCCAAACTAGGCAAAGCCCTGTTGAGTGCACCAGGTGTTGGTGCAATGCTTGAAACTGCTATCGGGGCAATGGATATTTACTCCACAAAGAACGATCCCAACCTTACACCCGATCAGAAGAAAGAAATGATTGGCAAGCAACTGGTTGGAACTATTGGTGGTGCACTCGGAAGTGTTGGTGGTGGAGTATTGGCAGGAACTTTGGGTTCAGTTATTCCTGGTGCAGGAACCGCGATAGGCGGAATTCTTGGCAGCATGGGCGGAGCGTGGGTGGGCAAGTGGTTGGGCGAACAACTAGGCGAGGCGTTGGGCGGTCGAGGCATTTACGATTTGGTGGAGTCTATTCCTGGTCTAGGAAGCCTCATAAGCGTAGACGGGGAAGCCCAAGCGCAGCAAGTGGGACCGGACGGAACCTCCATGTCACCACAAGCACAAGGAACCGCGGGTTCTATTGCTCCAACAGCGTCAACCGGAACAGAAGTTGGAAGACAGGCAATGGCAACTGCTGCGGCACGAAACGATCTTTCTGCCGCAACCACGCCTACTGCTCCTGGGTCATCGGTGATTGCAACAAACAACTCTCGTACAAATGTGAACAACGTGACCAACAACTTTGCAGACGATCTGCGTATCCGAAACAACGAACCCACACTAAAGGGATTCCAAATGGGTTCACTGATGCCTGGCTAAAGAAAAAGGACGCCTTGCGGCGTCCAGTTTCCCGAATCCGAGAATCGAAGGTTCACTCTTCGTCTGCCAACTTTTCAAAGTACGACAGCGCATCCTCGGTGTCTGCGTCATCATCAACACGCACAGCAGTCTTCTTCACTTCCGGTGCGGGGCTACGCTTCGGAAGACGAGCAGGTTGTTCGTCTTCGTCTGTGTCCATAGCCGCTTCTGCACCGCCCTTGATGCCTGAACCCGACTCCGTGAACACTGCACGAATGTCATCGCCAAGCACCTGTTGCAGACGAGCCTTGAGTTCATCGTAGGACTTGAACGACTTGGGATCAGTGAACTCCTTCAGAGGGTACTGCTTGCTCCAAATCTTTTCCAGTTCCTTGTCGCTTCCGCCCATCAGTGGCGAGGGAGACGCAAACTCGCTCTTGTCGTAGTTTGTGTACCCGTCAACCTGACGAATCTTCAGTTTGAAATCCGCACCGTTCCAAAAGTCAAACGGATTGATGGGAGTTTCGTCCTGATACTGTGGGTTCATTGCCTCTTGGATCTTCTCAAAGATCTTCTTGCCGTACTTGAACAGGAACACCTTGCCCTCGTTTTCAGGGTTCTTGGGATCACTGATCACAAGAATGTTGCTGATGTACGACAACTTGCGCTTACGATCACGCGCAATCTTCTTGTCATC